AAAACAAATGACAAATTTATTTAAAACAAATGTAGTAGAAAAGCATCAAGAAATTAGTAATGATGCATTTTCGTTATTTAACGAAACACTTAATAAATTATCTAAAGCTGAAGCTTTGGTTAAAGCTGATATTGATTTAGCTGAAGAAGAAATTCAAGCAGCTATCACTAAAAAGAATTCTCTTATTTCTATTAGAAACAAGAATAATACTCTTAGTGAAAATATCAATAAATTCTTTAACACTTTGTAATGAACACATTATATAAAACAGACAGCAAGAATAAGCTTAGATTTCTTGATATAAGTACAGATGGTTCAACCATAGTGCAAGTGTCAGGAGTTGTAGGTGGTGCTCATGTGACTAATGTTACTCAGTGTGAAGGAAAGAATATTGGTAGGTCTAATGAGACTACTCCTGAAGAACAGGCAGTCTCACAGGCAGAAGCTAAATATATAAAAAAGCTTAAAGAAGGATATTTTGAAAGTAAAGATGAAGCAAAGGCTACGGAGGTAATACTTCCAATGTTAGCAAAAGTATTCGGAAAAGAAGAAAGCAAGGTAATATATCCTTGCTTTGCTCAACCTAAATTAGATGGTATGAGAGCTTTAAATAGTTCAAATGGCACATTGATGTCTAGGTCAGGTAATCTCATAACAACAGTGCCTCATGTTCAATTTGGGCCTGAACCAACTGAGATTATTCTTGATGGAGAATTATATGCTCATGGATTAAACTTCCAAGAGAATATGAGAATCATTAAGAAAGTTAGACCTGGTACTATATATGTTAAACATCATATTTATGACATGGTATCTGACAAGCCTTTTGGTGAAAGATATAATGATTTAATGATTTATGTTCAACAACATCCTCATCTAAATTTAGTTGAAACAATGGTTATTCTTAATAAAGAACAACTAATGAAATATCATGCTGATAATATTGGAAGAGGATACGAAGGAACTATTGTTCGTTGGGGATATGAAGGATACAAGCTTAATGGAAGAAGTTCAAATTTACTTAAGTTGAAAGATTTTAGTGATTTAACTTTAGATTTACATGATGTAATACCTTCAGAAGCAAGACCAACACATGGTAAGCCTATCTTTAAATGGGAAGGTGCTGAGCTTAATTTAATGGGTGCAGGATTAAAAATGTCTCATGCTGAAGCTGAAGATTTATTGAAAAATAAAGATAAATATATTGGCAAAAAGTGCGAGGTAAGATTCTTTGAATACTCCGAATATGGAGTTCCAAGACATCCGGTAATGCATGGATTTAGAGATGATAAATAGTATAGGACAAAGATGAAAGAACAAGGAGAAAGAGAGAATCAAGGTAAGCTTAAATGGAGCTTAGTATCATGGAGAGCATTAGCTCCCATGGTACGAGTTCTTATGTTCGGTGCTGAAAAGTATGACGACCATAATTGGAAGAAAGGACTCAAATACACTGAAGTATGTGAGAGCCTTCAAAGACACCTAAATGCATTTATTGAAGGTGAGGATAATGATCCAGAAAGTAAGTTAAGTCATGTTGGACATATATTGTGCAACGCGATGTTTCTTTCTTATATGTTTCTATTCCGTAAAGATATGGATGACAGATATGTAGACAAAAACTTAAACCCTCCAGTAGAAATACCACCATTTGTGGATTTCACAGAGACTGAAGAATTTAAGACATGGTTGTTATCTGAGGGGGGTTTAATAAGAACAAATTACCCTTATGACGAACAAGATATAATAAAAGATATAATAAATGAAGAAGAAGAATAAAGAAGAACTTAATAGTAATAGAGGAATCGGAATGGCGTTAGTTTTAATGATTGGATTATTAGGATCTATTGTGCTTGTTGGATACAGTACATATTATGTAATTAAATTATTTGTAGAATGAGTCAGTATAATTCAAAGAAAGTTATTGTGTTAGACACAAAAACTGAAATTGTTCATATATTACCTTTTGATGATAATGTGGATGACTGTGTTGATGATATGTTAAATGAAATGAATAAGGATGGAACTTTAGATTTCTATGGTATATCACCACCGTTATTTCTTAAGCATATGCTTGTAAACGAATTAACAATTAAAGTTATATAATGGAAAGAAGTACACAAATAAAGGGATATACTCCCTCATTTTTTAGAGGGCTTCTTGCCATAGATTTTGATTTAACTATCTGCATGAGTGACTATCCTAAATTAGGGAATGAGAGATTTAACGCTGGTTATACTATTAGAAAGTTAGCAGGCGAAGGTTTTGGAATTGTCATAAATACATGCCGAGAAGGAATGGCTTTGGCTGCTGCTATCGAATGGTTACATGAAAATAATATTCCATATCATTATATCAATTGTAATTTCCCGCATTTAATTGAGAAATACGGAGCTGATTGTCGTAAGATATCAGCAGATATGTACATTGATGATAAAGGAGTTGAACCTCTTCCAGAGTGGAATGAGATATATTCAATAATAACAGAAAAATTTAGAAAAAATGGCTAAGTAACAATGGATATCTCCGAGATGAAACTTATGGAGGAGAAAGCAAGATTACTTGAAGAATCTCTTAAAAGAGAAAAAGAGCTTAGTGATAAGCTCGAACTTGCTAATAAAGAGAGAATAGAAACTCTTAAGAATAATGAGAAAAATGTTACTGTAATTAAGAAAGAAACTATTACAAAAACATACACTCCTAGAGTTTCTCATGATGATATCAGAAGGCATTTAAGAAGTAAAATGAGTCAATCACTTGATTATATTATTCAAGAGCTTATGAATTCGCCTGACCCATTTAGAGTTGGTTCTGAACGTTATATGACTAGTCATATGCACGATATGGATAGAAGAGGAATGGGAAGCATGAGTGCATTACGTCACATATTACGTGATAAAGAACATTTGTTTGAACACGTAATGAGAACGATTGATTTTGATACAGAAAATCTACATGCATTATTCTTTCATAAAGAGAAAACTGAAACAAGACAACAGCCTGATGAAATCTTAACTAAAGGTCTTGATGAGGTTAAAGTTGAAATGAAGCAACAAGCTTTTGATGAATTAACAGAGAAAGCAAGAAAAGCTCTACTTGATATACCAGTAATAGCTAAAGAAAGAGATGATGCAACTGATGAAGTTACATTGACTAATAATGAGGTTAAACTGCTTGAAAAGAAACTTTTACTTGCTAGTAAATTATCTGTTGCAAAAGACATTGAGCTTGATAGAGCTTGGAAGGAATACTCTAGTCTTCAAGAAGATACAGTGATAAATAAATCAAAATTGTCCGATATAAATTTTGTTATGTCGAATGAAATCGGTATATTTGCTAACAGAAATAAAGTAAATAAAATAAAACAAATTTTAGAAATATGAGTGATTTCTTTGAGAGAAAAGCAAGTAAAGAAGCGATAGTTCTTCCTGAGCATGTAGAATACGATACTAAGAACTTTGATAATGATATGAATGCTTGTGGAATTACCGATATTGAGGGATTTCAAAACAGGCATAAAGAATTATTTGGAAATCTTATTGTTGATTCACAACAGGAAAATCCAGTTGCAACAGTATGTAAAAAGATAGAAGAAACATTTTCTAAAAGAGAGTTAGCTTTCTTACTGTCTAAAGACTTATTACAAGCAGCATACAATGAAAGCTTAGAACAATTAAAAAAAGATAAATAAATGGCAAACAAAATTTTAGTAACAGGTTATTCAGGAACAGGTAAAACATATTCTTTAAGGGATTTAGATCCTAAAGAGACATTTATTATTTGTCCTGATGAGAAAGCACCTCCATTCAAGGGTTGGAAGAAGAATTACATAATGAAGAATGAGGCAGGAATATTTGACCCAAATACTTGTAATTTTCTTAAGACAACTAATTGGGATAAAATTAAAGCTGCTATGTCTTTTGTAAGTAAGAATAGACCAGATGTAAAAATTGTTGTAATAGATACAATAACTTATGCAATGATTGGAGAATTCATGGAGAAAGCTAAAACAGTAGGTTATGCTAAGTTTACTGAAATGGGTGATAATGTTTATAAGACATTAAAATCTATTGATGGACTTAGAGAAGATTTAACTGTAATAGTTATGGCTCATACAGAAGTTAAGCAATTTAATGGAGTTGACAGAACTGTATTTGGTGTTCCAGGTGGAAAACTAGTACAAGATGTAGTTAAGCCAGAAGGTATGTTCAGTATCATTTTAGAGACTATTGTCGAAAAGAAAGGTAATGACATTGCTTATGGGTTTATGACTCAAAATAACACAACAAATATGGCTAAGAGTCCTGCAGAAATGTTTGGAGCACCTATCATTCCTAATGATATGAAAGCTGTATTAGAATCTGTCCGTAAATACGAAGACGGAGAATAACAATAAACAAAACAATAATTTTAATTTAAACAACAATTTTTTATTATGAATGCAACAATAATTTTTGGAACAAAAAAATTAGGTCAGGTATCAGCAGCTCATATTTCTTCAGAGAAATATCCAGACATCCCAGTTATAACTGTGGAAGGTCAAAAAGGAGCTAAGAAATCAAGAAGAATCTTAATGAACAGCAAAGCTGCTGAGTTATTAGGATGTACAGTAGGTGAAATTCAAGAGATTGTATTTGCTTCTGTTGAAATGGGAGCCAATGCACCAAAGCAAGTATTAATCGCTAATGTTGCTACTCTTCCGAGTACAGTTGATGTTAGTTACAAAACATCAAAGAATAAAGTAGCCTATGATGATTCTAACGAGAAAGGAAAAGCAGTTACTTCTTCTTACGCATGTAATGAGATTTTTACTTTCTTAGGTCTTGAGGATTCTACTAATCTTGAGTTTCAATTAGGCGTATTTGAGTCTAAGGAAATTGAAGCTTATAGTTTAGATGCTGTTACTGGTATTGTTCCTGAATCTATTGAAACAAATAGAGGGGCAATAGCTACTGAAGATGTAGTTACTGAAACTATTGCTGAAGTTAGAAGAGCTGAAGCAAAATCTCCAGTAATTCCTGATACAGTAGATACAGTTGAAGTAGTTGAAGCATTGACTGAAGTTGAGGCTGATTCAGACTGGAGCTAATATAAAACAATATAGGTTAAAGGGATACACCTTAAGTATCCCTATTTTTAAAAAAACAAAAAAACATTATGAGTGGATTTGGAACACAAGTTGAAGTAGGTGAAGGTATTCAAAGAAAATTGTACACTGGAGCTGAAAATTTTAAAGTTGTTGGTGTAAACCCAACAAAAGCAGAGCTAGAGGCTATGTATGGTCGTGAAATTAATTTTGACCCAGAATATATTGGAGTCACAAAAGTTTCAGATAGTGACGGAGAAAGAGAAGTTCCTCAAATTAGATTAGATTTCTATCTTTCTAATGAAGATGAAAGTGTTACAACTAAGTTACAGTTTTATGTAGCAAATACACATCACAAGTCTCAAACAGGAAAGTATAAAGTAATTAATGCTTTTGGTAGAGATACTTGGTTAGATGAAGATGCTATTAAAACTAAACAAGTTCCTGACAATATGCAATGGTATAGTGCCGATGGCGTTAAAGTTGCAAAAAGAGGAGAAGTTGAATTAGTTTCTTTCTTAGTTAATTTATTAAACTTACCATTTAACTTGGATAAAGTTGAAGATAAATCTGAAGCTTATGCAAGTATCAGTAAGGAAGAATGGGTTAAAATCTTTGCAGGAGATGTTACATTATTAAAGAACATTACTCAAAGCACTAACAACAAAATTGGTGTATTATTGGGTGTTAAGACAAAAGGCGATAGTAAATTAGTGCAAACTACTTTCAATCGTCATACTCTTCGTCAATACATCATTCCAAGTATTAAGAAAGACAATTTCAAATATATCCTTAAGGATTTAGATGAAGCTGTTGCCGCAGGTGCTTTTGGAAATGTTGACTTTGGCCCAAGAGATTTGGCTATTCGTGAGCATGAAATCACTCCTACTGCAATCTCAACAGAGAATGCTAATCAGTTAGACGTATTTGCAACAGCAGAAGCTAGTGCAGATGATATGGATGATGCAAAAGATTGGTTAGACGAATAGATTTTTAATAAGTATATTACTAAAGGGATACATTAATTTGTATCCCTTTATTTTATTAATTTAATTACAAAATTATGTCATTCGGAAAAAATAAAGATCATAAATTATTAGCAACTAGTGACAGAATATTAGAACATATAAGTGATTTGGATATATTCCAATATTATTTAGGTGGACTTCCTCGTAAAGCTATAAGTAGCCCATTGAGAGAAGATACTAATCCTTCATTTAGTTTATTTCATAGTGAACAACATGGAAAAATATTCTTTAAAGATTTTGCCACTGGCGAATCTGGAGATTGTTTTCTATTTGTAATGAGACTGTTTAGTCTTAAAACTAAAATTGAGACATTTAATAAAATTGCCTCTGATTTTGGTTTAGACCAGTTTGAGACTGACTCGTCTTCAAATACTATTTCGAAACGTACTTTTGTAACTAAATCCAACAGATCAAAAAGAATTAAAACTACAAAAGTAAGAATTAGTGTTAGAGTTCGAGAATGGAAAAAGAGAGATAAAGATTATTGGCAGTTAAAATATGGACTTAATAAGTCACAATTAGAATACTGTAAAATACTTCCTATATCTCATTATTTTATAAATGGTTTCTGTTCAGAAGCCATGCCATTAGCCTACGCGTTCGTTGAAGAAAAAGACGGCGTACAAACATTTAAAATTTATCAACCATTTGCAGACAAGGAAGATAAATGGATTAATAATAACGACTATTCAACTTGGGAATTGTGGACTCAGATGCCTAAAACAGGTGAGACATTAATAATAACAAGCAGCCGTAAAGATGCTGCAGTAATAAAAAGCCTTTTTGCCTCAAGCGTAATTACTTCATGCTCTCTTCAAAGTGAAGGAGTACACGCGAAAGAAAGTGTTGTTGAAGAATTGAAAGGAAGATTTAAAAATATCTTTGTCTTATATGACAATGATTTTAACAGTGATGTGAATAGAGGAAGAGTTGCTGGTGAAAAACTATGCAATGAAACTGGATTCACTCAAATTGAAATGCCCGATGGGTGTGAAGCTAAAGATCCATCTGATTTTATAGAGATGTATGGTGGTGATGAGTTAAAAACACTCATATTAGGATTAATAAAGACAAATTAATGAAAATAATAACAAACATTTAAAAGACAAATCATGATTACAAGAACAATTAGTACAAATTTGATGAAAAAAGAAGAGACATTCAAAGTAATGGCTCTTGGCGAAGCTGTGAATACTCCAATTTTATTAATTGGCCCTCCAGGTGTAGCTAAAACTGCTGCTGTAATTGATTTTGCAAAAGCATCGCTAGGAAAGTTAGGTGGTAATGACTTATTCTTATTAGAAACTGATGAAGGTACTAAATCTACTGCTGTAAAAGGTAATATAGATATAGAGGCTTTGACTACTACAAACAAGTACAGGATAAACTCTCCTGTTACTAAAGCTAAAATAGTTGTTATTAATGAGATTGACAAAGCGTCAGCATCATTAAGAAACAGTTTATTAGGCATTATGAACGAAAGAGTATTATTTAATGGTACAGAAAAAGTTCCGTGCGTTTGGACAAACTTCATTGCTACGTGTAATGAAATACCGGACGATGAAGTAGATTCTCCATTTTGGGATAGATTCTTAATTACTCATGAAGTAACTAGGTTATCTCAATCTGATATGTTGAGATACTACGCCAAAGGAGGAAAAGAGTTTAATCAAACTCATGATATTCAAATGCCAGAAAAAGCTGATATTGATGCAATCACATTGTCTCCAGAGAAGTTAAGAAAGGTTCTTGATGTATGTCATAAAAACCTTTCAGATAGAGCATTATCATTCTTACCTATTTTGATAAAGAATGTAATGATAGTCTGGAGCCTTAATGAAGATAGAGGTATTGTTAAAACTGCTGAATTATTAGTTGGTAAGCCTCTAGCAAAAGAACTTGCTAAGACTTTAGTCCCTAAAGAGATTAGAGAGCTTTATGATATTATTGATGCTATTGGTCAAACTTTAAGTAATGACGAGTACAATAGACAATACGATAAGCTTGAGTTAGCTTATGGTGAAGCTAGTACTAAAGGATTATTAACAAAATCTGATGAAGAGGATCTTAAAAAGAGAATCACATCAGAGGAATCTAAACTTGACTTCTTAAAAGATGATAGCGAAGATGTATTAAAGGATATTTAATGGGATTTCTAGACAGAAAAGATGGAGATGAAAACAAAATCGGGAGAGTTAAATCTCCTGGTTTTGATCCATACGGAAGATTCAAAAATACCGGTACAGGTTTATTTGGATTTAGAGCAGATAATCACGTAGTAATACCAGGAGTTACATCTTATGAAGAGAGAAGCTTAGAAAAGGTAAAAGATTACGTTGAGAAAAAGACAGGGAAGCCCTGTACTTTATCTCAAGAACTTATTAATGATGTTTATAGTATTTATGTTAATGATGAGGTTAAAAGAAGACCTCATGATAATAATAATAATATAAGACATCAGGTTCTTGATAAAGTTTATGATTCACTTACTAAAGTTGTTACTGTTGATTCATCTTTATATACTCAAATATTAACTAGAGAACTTGCAATGGTATTGCAACAAGTTGATGATGAGATTAGAGATGAGCAAAAGAAACAAGGTGATGGTGATGGAGAGGGTGAAGGTGAAGGTCAAGGCTTAGAGACTTCAGTTGGCGAAGGCGAAGGTGACGGAGAAGGAAAAGGTCAGGGAGAAGGAGAGGGAAATGAAGGAGGAACTCCTGAAGGAAATGATCCTGCAAAAGGTGCTGGAAAAGGTACTGGTGGAGGAACAAGACAGTCAATTGAGGATATAGCCCAAAAAGCCTTGGATAAAGCTGATAAAAAGATTGAAGCTGCTAAAGTAAACGCTGATGCGAAAATTAAAGACTTAGAAGAGCAATTAGGTAAAGAAGCTTTAAAGGATTTGATGGATCAGGAGCCTGAATTTTTAGAAAAGATTGAAGAGCTTAAAGACAGATTAAGTAAAGTATCTATTAACAAGGATAGTATCCGTAAGGTTTTAGAAAAAATACTTAACGAGTCTATGAACTACTTTTCAAAGAAATTCAAAGTTATTGAAGAATCTCTTTTTGAAACTGATGATTTTGATGATTTATTTGGTCTCGAATTACTACATCCTGTATTTAGAAATGCAGAAATAATGAATGTTGGTAATGAGAGTAAGTTGTATAAGGGTAAGATAGATTTATATCTTGATTG